AATTGGTATTCTCACTGATAATTCTCAACACTTTCTTTTCTTCTGATGGCATATCAAATGTGTAGTATTCAGGATCTGGATTTCCGTATTGGTCTTCTGCTAAATCTAATAGTTGTCCATTTGAAAGAATTCCGTTTTCATCTATCGGTTTTCCACTAAATACAACTACCATATGATAAACATCGGGTTCTCCGTTTACCAACTCATCCTCGTTCTCGGCGTTAGTAAGGACACCGATTTCAGTATTTACACCATTATTATCTCTAATCCATCTATGGATGGCGTATGCAGATTGACCACAATTACCACCAGATAAAGGTTTGTTTGATTTTTGTTTCAGAACTTTGTACATCTGAACGATGTAGTTTGGTGTGATCATGGATTCATTCAATATGTCTTTGAGTTTTATCATATCAATAAATATACTCAATCAGACACATTCATCCAACCATTCTTGTGGAATTTCTTTCTTTGACCATAACCAACGCTTTTTATCGCAATACTGTGCATAGGTTGTTTTACTTCCCTTGTAGAGTTTTGCATTTGGATTTTGAAAGACAAACCTGATGTCTATGTTTTCGTGTTGATCGAATATGTAATCGAACTTTTGTCTGTCTGCCTTTACCCATCTACCCTTTGTTTCAATATACAAAGTTCCACCGTTTTTCTTTTGAAGAATAAAATCGGGAGTGTATGTATGATCGGTTGCCGGTTGAACATATGAGATTTTCTCGGTCTCATATCCGAAAGATTTTTTTGACTGTAGAAGTGATTCATTGATTACCATCTCCAATCCACTTCTATACCCCGCCTTTATCGCGGCCTCTTTTGCCGAATAGACTTTTTTCATTTCAACTCATTCAATTGTTTTACTCTATACTTGGTGATATTCAAGGCAACTACTGCATCTTTTATACAATCATATCGTATCCCTTGAATCATAACTGGGATTGCTCTGGGATTATTTCCGCCAAAATATCCACCTCTACTTTTTATGGATTGCTTGATTAGTTCAACCGATTCAGTTGAATGTGTTTTGCCATAAAATGGGTTGGAAGAACCACTCATTTTTTCACGTAAGTTCTGTTTTTCAGCATCAGTTTTTAATTTTCCATGCATTGGATTTTTAGACCCACGAACTCTAATAGAACACCTCAATCTACCTTCTGGGGTTGAATTATGGTGATTTCTGATAAATTCTTCTCTAATTTTTTGATATTCTCTACCAGACGGGATGTATCTCACTTGAAAATTTCTAGGTCTACATACCATTCGCCATAAAGCATTTATTAGAGATCTATTTTTTGGATATATCAAACACAACAATTTATGACAAATAAAATGTTCCCGCGGCGTTAATCCTACTATATTATCATGTCTTTTTTGAATTTCTATTTCACACCACTTTCTTGAATTTCCCAATCCACCCATAGATTTTGGAATAATATGATGTCCTTCAAAATAGTATTTCGTTTTATCGGTTAGAAATAATTTTATTCTATCATCTTGAAGCAATTTAGCGTTTTCAATTATTGCATCGTATATTTTTTTGTAGTTCATAACGGTTATAACCTCAAATTATACGTCCCATCGAATTATGATGTTCATATCCACATCATCTCTTTTTTCAAGTGGAGAGGCAAGTTTACCTATGGCAAGCAGTTCCATATTATCATTATACAAACCAACGGTAGTTATGTATGGATTGAAGAACGAACTAGTTGCAAAGTCTTTTATATTAGATGTCTGTGGATCATTGTCTTTTCTAAGAGTATCATTCATACTAAAATTGAATTCGTTCTTTTTTAGTCTACAAATTATCTCGTGTTCATACAATGTTACAGTGCTCCTGAATGAACCATAGAATCCGTTTGTCCTACCGTTGTAATCATAGTTTCCAGTTTCACCCAAGATACAATTTGCATATTTTGGTCTTGGATCCGATATAGAAACTATACCGTTTTTGTAGAATATGTTACCAACAATGTTTCTTTGATATGCATACCCTAAGTCAAACGAGTTATCTGCAAGTGCAGATATTTCAGTAGTAGTTAATGATCTATTGTAAATTCTGATCTCATCAAGACTTCCATAGAATAAACCATCAGATGTTCCATCACCACCTATATGCATTTCCCTATCATTTACGGTTGGATTTGATATTGATTGTGTCTGAGAACTATCAAGTGATCCATCAAGATAAATAGAGTAAACACTACCACTTTTTTGGCAAACAACATGATACCAAGTATCAGGTGTCAACTGTGATGAAGAAACTTCTGCCGTTGTTACACCCGAAGATTGTGAGAACTTTATACGATCAGGTGTTGCCGAACCAGTATTTGTCAATACAATGTTAAAAGGGTATGCAGTTGCAGGAGTCTTTTGATATTCGTTTACAGCATATCCCGTTCTAGACACAACACCAGAATTTAGTCTCATTGTTTTCTTATCAAACAACACATTGTAATCATATCCAAGATTTGTTTGTGTTGTTGGTATTTTAATCCAAAAACTTATACTGAAATTATTGGAGTGATTAAAGTTAAAGTTGTTTTTGGTATTTACCTTTAAGTATCCTCCACCAAAAACGGCACAGGTTCCGCTCGATGATACGGGAGTTGTTGTTGGAATACCCGACTCAAATGAAATTAACTTTGGACTTTGCATTCTAATGTCATTATAGACAGATGCACCATCATAAACAAAGTCTGTTTGCTTATTTCTAAACCCATACTCTCTATACTTTTCGTTGAAACCAACATACATTATTAGTCTTCCACGATCTATTATCTTAGAAGTATCATAATCAGTATCAACTATGTTTCCTTTACCATCGTCTTGGAGTGTGTATGTAAACTCAGATGAACCACTGTGATTTAATACAAATGAACCAGGCTTAATTCCCTCACCAAAAACGTCCTGTGGTATTATAATCACAGAACCACTTTCAAAATGTTCCGCGGTTACAAGTAAGTTTTCAAACGATGTTGGTATTTTTTCTGGATAGTGGTTAGTGTAGTAGTTATGATCCAGATAATACCAAAGAAGTTTTGGGTCTAAACTCTGTGTTGTGAATGATCTTTCATATAAAGATGAAGATAGATTTACAACATTACCAAAGTATTTTTCATTTTCTGGATAAAGTGATCGGTATATCTTTATGTCATAATTACCGTAATAAGTTGAGATACCGGCACGAGTATCGGAATCATCACTAGCAAAGTTCCACTTTTTATATGCTTTAAATGGTTTGACTTCATAGTCACCTTTTTTTAGTTTCTTATGAATCAATGATATGGTATTTTGAAATTGGAAAGACATATTACATTATCCTAACTCTTACTGCAAATACATAGTTGGTATTTTGTTTTTTCAATAAAGGTCTTTTGAGTTTTCCTATTGCAATCAATTCACGTTGTCTATTATACAGTCCAACAGAAGTTATGTATGTTTGTGGTTCTTTTACAAAAAATGAGTTTTTTATTTCATTATTTGAACCAGAAACATATGTTGGATTGTTTGAATAGTTGAATTCATCCTGATCAACTCTACAGAAATATGTCTGAACTAGATTTCTTTCTGCCGATCTCGCAAAGAAAGATTCCGTGACAACTCTATTTTCCGAGTATGCGGCAGACCCACTTATTGAAAGAAATAACTTACGAATGTTATCACCATCTATTGAAGCAGTTACCGTGTTGAAAGAACACGATTGGTCTAAAACTGCGCCATCTAAAACTATCAAACCACTTTGAGGGAAAAACATACCCCACGCATTATCACCAGGTTCACCATACACACCGTCTTTCAACGATCCAGAAACGAGGTTATAATGAGTTCTAAGTGAGAATTGATCCGTATTACGTTGTTTAGTATCAAAACTATCATCTATCAATGTGTATGTTATGCTTGATGAAGGGTCCACATAAAAGTTACTTCCTGTGTTAATAAGTTGATCTGCACTCGATGATAGAGGGGCAAGAGAAAGTTGGAAATTACCGGGATCGATCATATCTCTAAACATATCTCTGTCAAACTGTATAAAGTAAACCGATCTCCCTACTATA